GAAAGATGCGCGTCCTCTCAGGAGAAAGCGGGGCCGTTGGTATTGGTCAATCCCCTGATTCATTCCATGCTTCAGAGGTGCCTTACTTTGCGGACGCAGCAGGACAATTTACCTTAATCTATCCGTCGATGATTAACCGGGACCACTCCCTAATGGTTCTCGAATCGACTCCTGCACCAATGGATGCTCCTTCTGCGGAGTGGTGGCACGACCAATGTCGGGATGCAAAGCTAGGAATAGCTCGACACATTTATGCTTTCTTTCCCTTCTGGGATGGGGTTCTTAATCAGCGTCCTTGGCCTAAGGGTGCAGTAATGGATGTAGAAGAGCTTCGGTTCTTAGAGCGTTTTGGCCCACTGGGGCTGAAGAAAGAGCACCTATCCTTTCGTCGTTTGATGTTAGATATTGACCCGGAGATTCGACGTAACCCAGATCTCTTTCAGGTCTATTATCCCTTTGACGATCTCTCTTGTTGGTTGGCTTCGAGCATTTCTGTCATTCACCCAAGCTTGCTTAAACGCCATCGGGAAGCTAACCTAACCGCATGGGTTCCTCCGTATATGGAGTACGAGCAGCCACAAGAAGGGGCTATCTATGTCATCGGAGTGGACCCTGCTGGTTATGCTGCTCGCGACCATGCTGCTTTTCAGGTGCTCAAGGTATACGATGGGGAGTGGACTCAGGTCGCTTGCTATGCAGATCACACAACTCCTATCCCGTTTACGCGGAAAATAATGGAAGCTCACCATAAGTACAACAATGCGATTGTAGCCGTTGAATCCAATGGGGTAGGCGCAGCTGTTATCGCTCTACTTGAAGAGATGGATTGTAAGAAGCTTTACTACGAGAAAGCTTACCGTCCTGGTATTACAGCGACATCGAAGTCTGTAGACCAGATGCTCTCTTACCTCCAAGATGCACTTCGAGATGATTTATTTTTTAATGACCAAGATACTGTTTCGCAACTGACTAGCTACAAGCACGATAAACGGGTGGAACGAGCAGCCTCTGCGGAGATATTATTAGGGGATGGTCCAGGGAAAAGAAGGCGCGAGAGGCATCACTGGGATAAAATATCTGCGTTACAAATGGCTATCGTAGCTGCACGACGTTGCCCGCGTCGTTTAAAAGATTCACCTGTTCCAGATGGGTTGGAGAATGTTGTACTTTTCAAGGATATGTCATACGATCGTATCCAAGCATATCGGAAAGATGAAGCAAAACGCGAATCAACCTCACGCCGCAAATTTAGTTACCGAAGTATTCGGAACAGAAAACGCACATAAGGAGTTCTCATGGCACAAGGAATTGACGATAAACTCGATGAATCTCTGGGAATGAAAGACGGCCCAGAAGATACCGAAGATCAAAGCATGGCAGATCGAAGGAATGAATCTCTTGGGGCGTCAGGCCCGGATATTGGTTCAATCATCGCTGGGATCGAAGACGGATTGGCCAGCTTAAAGGCTCATCCGGCTGTTGCAGCCAGTACAGGTGGTGGTGAACTTATCGAGGATATAGGTATCGCGGAAGAGCTTCCTGGTGGGGATATTCTTGGGGAAGATATTGCGCTCGCAGAACCAATGCCCCCAATGCCTCCAATGCCTTTAGGCGCAGAAGGACTTCCTATGCCGGAAGAAGAAGAAGCTTTTGATTTAGACGCCCTTACTGCGGCAGCAGCTAAGAACGCACTCGCTTAGGGAGTAGTCATGGCAGATCGAATGCGGGCGCTTCGAGAGAAGGCGGCTAAGAATGCGATGGATAAGGATAAGGAAGATTGGATCGGTAAGGCTACTGATAAGATGAAGAAGAAGGGAACCGTTGGCGCTTTCTCTAAAGCTGCAAAAGAGCGTGGAGAGACAACAAAAGAGTACGCAGATCAAGCGTTAGCTAAGGGCTCAACCGCCTCTAAGAAAACAAAAGAGAGGGCTAGATTTGCGCAGAATGCTCAAGTAAGGTCTTCAAGTTAGAAAAGCGAGCGCATAATGGCGGAGTCACAAGAGCTTGTTCTTAAAAGAATGCGGGAACAAGCCGCAAGAGGAGCGCTCGCAGCCGGTAACGAGTTTGAGGATATAGACTTCCTATCTCGAATGACCTCGGGAGCAAGTGGGGAGCCGGAACCTACTATCGAAGAGATGATCAGGGATGCGCCCACCCTCGAAGACACCATCCGTGACGGGCCTTCTGCTCGTTCTCTAACCCTACCGACAATGCTTGGCCCAGAACAGACACATGCAGCTAAGAAGCAATTTTTAGAGGATATGACCCCTGTCGGGAGCGTTAAGCTTTTGAAGGAAGGGGTTGAAGAGAGGGACATTCTCAAAGGGGCTGCTGGTGGGTTTATGACTGGCCTTGATGCTGCTGGCATAGGACCGCTCCTCAAAGCCAGCGCCCCGTTTATCTGGAAGTCAAGGTTAAGGGAGATGGTGAAGAAGTTACCTGATGAAGTCCACCCAAGGGCAGAGCAGTTCGTCGCCGCAACACCGGACACAACCCGCACGATACCAGCGGGTCCCGATAAGGGTAAGACATATACTAAAAAGGGTAAGGCTGAGCATACGGTGCCTGGGGAAACCTGGAAGGAAGCAGTTTATAGCAAGCTAGGGCTCAAACGCAATCCTAAGGCGGGTGATCCTGTTCTGGTGAAAGGGGAGCAGCAGATAGATCGCTTTGGTGATCCGGTTACTCATTCCGAGTTCATCCCAGATCCCAACTTCAAGGATGGGCCTCCAGTAAAGCTCACCGAGATCCAGGCTCACACGCTAGACAAGTATCTCGATGATTTGGATACTGTCTTTAATGAAGAACAAAGCCAAAACTGGTCATTTAAATATGACCCTGATATTGATCCCGGTCTGCCGAGAAAAGAGATTCTTGAATTCTTAGACGAGAACCCTGTTGACATACACCGTCATCACAAGCTTCCAGATAAGACCAACTCAGGGTATGTAGGGGAGGAATTAGCCGAGTATGAAAAGCTCCGGTATAAGGTAGCGGATGCCAGAAGGCCAATCAACGGGCTCAGAGAGGTGGGTGATTACCCACTCACCGCAGATGAGACACATCGACTTTCGAGGGATCCCCGTTATTTTGATTACCCTAGTGGGGAAGCATACAAGCTCTCTCTTAAGCAGTTTCATGATGCTATTCCCCTAAATTGGACAGACCTTTCGGGAACAGGTCCGCTGGGTCGAAGGGGACTGCGTGACGCCACAGGAGTGGACCCCCAACATGAGTGGATGGGCCAATCCTCCGCTCTTGAACATTTACGCATGGCGGGTGAAAGATTGGGAGTCGGGAAGACGGGGGTCTTTCCTAACACGTATCTTGCAGGGGATGAAGGTGCGAACCTACAGAAAGCGTTTGGCGACCTTGAGTTCAAAGGGTGGGGACAAATGGACAATTTTCTCGGTGCCTTACGTAGTATCAACCCTTATCTACCCTTAAAGAGGAGGACAGATGAGTTGTTTTTCCCGGAGGAGCTTATTGGTGAGGGGGTCTACCTACCTCGCGAGGCTGTTGAGATTCTAGCTGATCTTAATTCTGAAATGCGGACTGGACTGCGAAGCCGCATGAGACAGAAGCTTGTTTCATCCCCTGTTTATGGAACACCCCTGGAAGCTGTAATAGAGTTACGACGTTTTGATCCCGTGAACCTAGACAGGTTTCTTAACGAGGTTTCAAAGGCTGACCGCGCACACCTGGGACACTTGAAGAAGAAGTTAACTACAGCAGTGGAAGCTGAAAAACGGGTAGTTGCCATACAGGATGCTCTATCCAGCAACCCAGAATGGAAGAAGTTTATCGAAGCTAGTGATAACTTTGAGGCTTTTACGAAGAATACCCCACCGACAAAGGGGAGGCCCATCTCTGCCGGGGCTGATCAGGCTACTGCTAAGAAGGGGACGAATTATCAAGAGCATATTGTTGAGATAGATGCACCTATAACTGGTCCGCGCAAGTTTAAAGAAGGTCACCATAGCTATATACCGGAGGACTCGACCAAAATGAAGACGTACCCAGGAGAGCAGATTCACTGGAGGTCGAAAGATCGCGAGATTGATGCTCCTGATGGGGGTAAGTATAAGATGCTCCATGTCGAAGAGATCCAAGCGGACCAGGCGCAGCAAGGCCGGTTAAGGGGCTATTCACGGGAAGAGAATTCTAAATTGAAGCAGGTTTGGCGGGAAAAAAATGCGGACTGGACTGCGGATAGAGATGAGTTACTCCTTACACACGGGCTTGAAGAAAACCCCCAATTTATCCAAGATCCAGAACCGGGGTATTCCACCTGGAACACCGATGCATTAGTAGGGGCTCTCCAACACGATAGAGTTCGTAACAATCCCGCTCTAAAGGCTCGGATCGACAAACTTATAGAAGAGGGGGAAAGTTTAAGGAGCACACGCTCCGCATTGGACAGAGGGCCAGTACCACCGGCTGCGTACCAGGACTCACAAGCGACAACGCGCCTTGCTCTGCAAGATATTCTTAATTACGCAAAGGATAATGACTATGATGGGGTTTCTTTCACCAACGCAGCCCAGGCGGAAGAACGTATTCAGATGCCAAAGAATGCTGCCGAGTTTCAGTATGGAGTTCCTGGTGATCCCGAGAAAAAAGGTCGTCCCTTTAAAGGGATTAAGGAGCTAACTGGCGTGGCTATGCATCCGGTAGATTATCCCGAGACAGCGCTGGTGGGATTGGTGCCCAGTCAATCACGGGATTTCCAACCCTCTCGCACCGCCGTTATAAAGGGATCTACCACCTTTAACGCTGTCTTACTTAAAGATTTAATAGCGAAAGATTATAAGTTTGCACTACCTTTAGCGGCAGGTGCTGGTGGGGCTGCTGGGCTAAAATCCTTAAAAGGTGATACAAAAGAAGAGAACACGGAGTTGTAATGGGACTGACAGGCCAACAGATTCGAGGGGTTATCGACACTCATCAAGCTAAGATGCGACGTGAACGCAATCAATGGGACAAGTATCGGTCTTGGTATATTGGAGAGTTCTGGGGGAATATGGAAGAGGATCTCCCTCAAGGGGCGAGTACCTTTAGCGAAACGAACGAGGACGTAACCCTAGAAACAAACTATCCTTATGCTTACATCGATACGATGATCGCGAATGTTTGTCCTACAAACCCGCAGATCACTGTGAATGCGCGTCGGGACAAGCTTCGAGAAGCCGCGTACTATCGGGAAGCTCTCGTTAATGACACATTCAACCGGCTGAAGATGCATACTATCCTCTGGAACATGTCTTCCCACACTGCAATTTGTGGGCGTTCTTTTCTAAAGGCTGTCTGGAATCTTAAACGGCAGTCGCCGGACTTCTTCTCAGTAGACCCTCGCTTTATCTTCTTCGATATGTCGGCTCAGAGATGGGAGGATATTCGGTATTTGGTTGAGGTTACAGTCCTGACAAAGGCTGAGTTTGAACTTCGCACAAAGCGAAAAGGAAAAAAGGATGGGCGCTACAATACAAAAGCTGCGGAGAAGGCTTCGTTTGGGGGCTATCCTAGTTGGTTACGTGATTACACTACTCGTCAATCTATGTTTAACGATGCTTCTAAAGAGGTTTACGAATGGGTAACCGTTTATGAATTCTACGATTTTGAAGGGGAAGGAAAGTATTATCACTTCCTAGATGACTCTGATAAGCCTCTCTTTGAGGGTGAACTCCCCTACCGTTTTATGCGAAATCCATTCATTTGTTTAGCTTTCAACGATAATATGCTGGACTTAGGTGGCCTTAGTGATGTGAAACTGATTGCTTCGGTTCAAGAGAGACTCAACGAGCTAGATACATTGGAGCTTTGGCACGCTCAATCGAGTATTCCTGTAATGATGGTTAATACTGGGATGGTCGATAATCCTGAGATGATCTTAAACGCACTCCGGAATGCAACCGAACCCGGTTCTTTGATTGAAGTAGCTGGGACAGCTAATGCCCCCTTGAGAGATCTAATCGAGACAACGCCCTCCCCTCAACTCCAACCAGGGTTTGATAAGATGAGGGAGCGTGCGGTTCAAATTATTGAGTTTGTTCTGGGCATACCCCAGTACAGCCGGGGTGTGGTTGGGGTTACAGACGTAGCGACCGAGGTAGCATTAGCTGATACAGCAACTCGGACTCGAAACGGGCGTCGTATTCGAAAGCTCGAAGACGTCATCCAATGGGCTTCAGAGGCGATCATCTCTCTTTATGACGAGTTCTTACCTTCTGATAGCACACTCCCGATCCGTTTAACGGACAGCGCAAAGGTTATTGAAGCGAATCGAGAGGCACTTAAGCTGCGGACTTTGAACGAAGTAAACGATCAAGGTCCGCTTGAGTACGACTATGAGGCGATTGCTTACTCCCCTACGGAAAACCATCGTTTGATTCAGCTTCGGAACATCCAACAATACCTCCCACTTCTTATGGAAGCACCTAATGTGGATAAAGAGAAGCTTGTAGTTAAGCTACTTGACTTGCTTCTCATGAGAGATTTGGCGATGGAAGCTCAGGAAGCTGATGCCCAGATGCCTCCAGGTGCAGGGATGGGACCGATGGAACCCGCTTCCGAGGATACAATGGCGACTGGAGCCTTACCTCCAGGGACGCAGGAACCCCCGCCACCCCCATTTCCCGGTGGTGGCCCAGGTTCTCCAATGCCCTCCGTATCAGATGGGTTTGAAGGAGCAGCCGCAGGGTTTGAAGGCGCAGGATTCCCAGGAGCTAAGTGATGCCGGAAGGTGATTTAGATATTTTGAGGGCACAAGCGGCTAAAAAAGCTTTAGATCCATCTGAAGAGGCTCAACGTAAACATTCGTGGGACCTGAATGTTATTAGCCAAGACCCGAAAGACCCACAAAAATCCTTTGCGATGACAGGCTCACCGGGCTCAGACCCTAAGCGGCTTTACGTAGGGGATTTTACGCCTGAAGGGGATGCTGTTGTAGGCTTTGAAAATCAGGGGATTCGACTACTTCCTGAACAACCAGGCTCGAAAGAGTATACCCGCTACATGGGGGACAAGGTTCCGACTCCTGCCCCAGACTATGCAGCGATTGCAGCGGAAGCTAATGAAGCATCGCTGGAACAATCGCTTG